CCTGTAACACAGAATCCCAAGCTGAATAGGTTTTTTGAGCAATTCGGAAAGTGTCTTCCGTAGCCTTGTTTAATTCAGATTGATTGTTAGTGACTAACTTAAGGCGATTTTGTAATCCAGTATATGTATCCATCTTTGAAATGGCTGAACCTACTGTTAATAAACCAGCCATGTGTCCAGCTAAAGCTCTGGTGGCTACAGACAAGCTGTCCATAGACTTAGAAGCATAATCACCTTTACGCTCAATGCTATCCAGTTCATTGCCTAGATTACGCGCATTACGTTCAGCATTTTGCGAATCAATAACAATGACCAAACGGGATTCTTGTGCCATCTTTACTTTCCTCTAGGCAATAAAAAACCCGCTTTCGCGGGTTCTTTTTAAAATGTATAAATTACTTTTCTGGATCTGGATGATATTGGCCATCGCTACCTAGAAATAAAACTTTATTTCCAAATCCAACCACATCAGCTCCATAAGAATTTTGAGCTGTATATTCAAGTCCAATTTTAAGCAATGCACCTTCTTGCTTTACAATTACACTTCTAGGCTTAAATGAGTAAGGATTTTTGAGACCTATCTTTTCTAAAACAGATACAAAATATATGTTCTGAGAAATGCTCTTTTTTGAAAGCGGTAAATCTATATTTGGATCCATCACTGTTATTACACTGATATTAGATTTTCTTCCTTCTCCATCTTTGAGTTGATCAATGTATTTTGTATCTTTGTGAATTAAATCCTTTAGATTCTTTTTTCTAAGGTTCTCAGCTGCCACTTTATAAAGTTTTTTGTTTTCTTCAATTCTTTTTTCAACAACATTAGAAAACTCTTTTTCTGCTTTATTTGTTTGATAATTCTCATTGAAATTTGTGAACGTTAACGGCGAAGAAATATCTACTTTTTTAAAGTACTCATTTGAATCAAATGAAGATTTTAGAGCGGAAATTAAGTTAGATGTCTTATCTCCAATTACATAACTCTTCGATTCTTCATCTACTAAAACCACAAGAATTTCTTTATTTTTGGAATCAAATGCAACAAAACTTTTTAAATGCTGTCCAACAAATTTATTTTTATTTTGAAGAAATTCGGCTGTTAGAATTCCATTTATAAGATTATTTTCATTAATACAGCCATCTTTATCAAAATCTGTAGACTTCATTGCTCCAAATTTCATTAATTTTGAATCAAATGCTTCCTTAAAATTCGCATCATAGGCAAGTAAATTAAATCCTCTTAGTTTGCATTTATCATGATAATTAAGTGGTTGTGAAGTATTCGCTAAAGCAAAAACTGGTAAACAAAATAAACTTAATAAAATAATCTTTTTCATGAAAATATCCATTTTAATAATGAGTAAAATTTAACAGTTAGGACATTAAAAAACCACCAGATGGTGGTTAAATTAATTAATAACATTTATTTTCATTACGATCTACTTTATCATGGAATCTACAGAAATGTATTGACAAATGAAATGTAAATAAATATGAGAAAAATTGATTCAGTGATTTTAGATGTTGATTAATATTTAATACATTTCTTGGTAAAGAAAAAGCTTTATCTAAAGCAACTATATAACCTTTACCATGAGGCTCATATTCACCATCCTCATTAATTGGTAAATGAAATAAATTAGTAATTTTATACCTTTTTACATTTGAAATAAATTGTTGAACTCTATCTTCACCCACGCCGTTGTTTAACATAAGTTTTTCATATTTTTCTACACTTAATATTGGCGCTAACAAACAATCCATAGGAATTGCTCTTGAGTTTCTTTCATCAATATCACATGTATTACTAAGAATTATACAACGTGGTGCAGGTACAGTTTTAAAAAAACCATTATCCCAATTAGGATAGGGAACATTTACAATAATATCTCCTTGTAAAAAGAAATCATTTTTAAAAGGAGTAAAAGGGTCTTGAGTAATTTTTTCATTAGCTGAAAAATCTTTTAAATTTATCTCCAGTTTCTCTCTAGTTGCATCACTTAAATAATTAGGTAATAAATTAGAAAAATTTTCAGCGACACTCACACAAAGACCCTATAACTAACAAAAAATTAAAATAAATCAATAAGGTTTTCAGAAAGAAGTTTTGCAAGATCTTCTTCTAAGGGTTTAGCATTTACGGAAATTTTCTCAAAAAGATTGACAATCATATTATCTAAAGACTCATTTAAATTTGAATCTTTTACATCTACAGAAGTAAAAGTTTTAGCAATAAAACTATTATCTAAATACTCCTTTTTTTGAATTATTTCATTAGCACTAGGTTTGAAAAGATTGTTTGCATGATCACCCAAGGAAAAACTTCCTAAAGCTGTCGCGATAATAACTCCTGTTAAAGTTGGAGTTACAGATCTATTAAGTTTTAAGTTACTCATATCTTTACTCCTTTTACCCTTCGTTAAAAATGTTTGAATATTTTTGTAATGCTAGCTCATGAAGCTGTTCTAGAGTTTCTGTAAATTCTTTATCAACTTCATTGATATTTTTTATACCTTTAGTATTAATAACATCAATAACTAATAAGATTCCTGAATAGGTTCTTTTCACATTATGCATATCATTAGTAACTTCCATATCCACATGTGAAGAAACATCATTTAAAATAACAAAATCACCTTGGTTTTCTTCAGTTCTTAAAGAAAACTTTTTACTTTTCTCAAGTTTTACAGATCCAACAGAAATAGAAAGATTCAAATTATTAAAACTTTCAGGATTTTGTATTAAATTAGTATACTTAATAGAATATCGTTGAATATCTTCAATTTTATTTTTACTTTTTAAAATTTGAAGAATTCTATTTGGAATATTTCTAAAATTAATCCAACCATCATAAGGTACATCAATTGTATGCTTTAACACTACAAATGAACCATCAGAAATTAATAGTGAAAAGTCAGGAAAATTGACTTTATAAGATGGAACATAATATAAGTCTGGCTGTTGACTTTTCAAGTCAACTGGAAACTGTAAACCATCTGCTTGAACAATGTTTAAATGGTTAGTAAAAAATTGATTTACAGCAATAAGCAAGTCTGTAGCAAAATTACTTTGCGGCTTAAATCTGATTTCAAAAACCACCTCTACCAATGGGCTAGATGACATACATTTACCTTTGAAACACTTCTAAAATATGGCATTTAACTCATGAAATTTAATATTTTTTCATTTGTTAAGATGCTAACACACTTAATATTTATATAATAAAAATACCCTAGTTAACATAAGTTAATAGGGTTATCCGCAAATATATCCACTCACTGTGCCGACGTCAATACACAACTTATGACGAAATTTCAATACTGCTTATCATTAACGTGTCAACAGATATAGACGAAGTAATGTTGACGGGGTTTTCATTAGTTTCAACTGTTTTTATCAAAACTACATTTCGATACACGGATTTACACATTTACTTTTTTGGCTTAGTTGAAACTTTCTTATGCACCTCATCCAGAAACAGGTTATCCAAAGCAAAAATACAGTCATTAAAAATATGAGCAGCCACAGGTAAATCATTATGCTCTGCATAGACATTGATAGCCTGCTGGTCTAATGATAACGGGATGCTCTGCTCATAACGTCTGGATCTGCAAATAGTGCTGAATGCCGAAAGAATGGAATCAGCTGCATAAGAATATTCTGGCGGATCAGGAATACGGCCACCTAAGAACTTGATTTGTTCGATTTCATGCGGCGTTTTCGACGCATACGTTTTTTGGTATTTGTAGAGCTCGACGACTTTCCCAGAATTAAAGCCTTATCCTTGTCGGCTTCTTCCTGAATCCTCTGAGCCTGTTCTTTAATGAATAGCCAGATTGAAATACCAATATCACCAAGATTAAGAAGCTTTGAGGCATTCTCAGGTGTATATGGCTTTTCAGACTCAACAGTTTTACCGTCTACGATTTCGGCAAATACCACACCTTTCCAGTCTTCAATTAAGTGGGCAGCACACGCATCCATTAACAATTCATGGTAAAGCTTGGCATTTTCATCTTTGACCATCACATCATAGCCTTTGGATGAAATCTGATTTCCGGCTCGTTCAATTGCTACCTGAAAAGGTTTATAGGCGATACCACGGACTTTGAACTCTGCCTGTACTTCGCCATCAACCCCCTTGTATTCACACCATTTTGATACGTCCGAGCTTTTAATAATTCCGACTTTTAAAGCCATAACAACCTCTGAAATTTTAGAAATAAAAAAGCCCATGGGATTCCATAGGCTTTGTTACTGAATAAGTTGATTACACAAGAGCACGTACAATTGTTGGCGCTGTGCGAACTTGGGCAAAGTTGATGTCTACTGTAATGATGTCGTCACCACCACCATCCGGGTGATTGGCTTCCATTACTTCTAATTGAGGGAAATTGAACGAGTATTTACTGCCTTTGCTGTCTCTAATATCAAAGGTCAGTGTAAATACATCACGGGTTTTGATTGCATCGATCCACCCTGCTGAAGTTGACGAGAACATGAATGAAGCATTCGCTTCAATATCCATCATCTTTTCAATGTAAAACTCAGGTGTGTATTTACCTGAACCAATACAACGGATCGCTTCAAGGTTGTTATTGATAGAAATAGTCAAAGACTGTAGACAAGCCTTACCTTGAATTGATTGACCATTAATAAGCAAGTTCTCCACGTTCGGCATACTAACCAAAGGACGAGCTGAAGCTGCCACCGGATTCACTACAGGGTTAGTTTGCTGACGAGTAAATGAGCTACCTACAAGACCAAAGTTACCAGTGATTTTCCCGGTTGTTTGAATAGTGATTTCACCGGTATTTACCTGTACACCACGGTAGATAAACACCTGTCCAATATCTTCAAAAACTTTAACCAGCGTTAATGACTTACGTACAGTACCACCAATGGTTAAGCTATTCGTTGCCCAGTTGTTGAAAGCTAAAGCACTTAGAAATAAATCAAACGTACCAAGTGACAATTCAAACTCTAACTGGCCAGCTACTTCAGCTTCTGTAACTACACCGCCTTGACGATAGCGTGAGTCTACAACCTCGCTACTTTCTTCAGTTGAGACATTTTCTGATAAGCCATCACTTACACGGCGAACTGTGTACCAAATTGGGTTTGCTGGAGTTGTTCCTAAAACTGCTTCTTCACAAGCATATAATCGAATTTTTGCGCCTGAACTCATTTATGGTTCTCCAAAATTTAGGCAATAAAAAACCCGCTGAATTAGCGGGTCATTAAAGTGTTTCGTCTGTATCCGAGATTTCAGGCGGTTCTACCCCAACCATTGCAGCAGCTACAGCCTCGGATAAGTTTGTAGGTTGGAAATCAAAAGGTGTTTCAGTTGTAGGTGGCTCAGGCTCTGGTTCAGGTTCTTCATGCAAGCGAATATCAATCCAGCGACCTTCTGGAATATCTATAGGTAATTCCAAGTCTGCAACAACAGCAGCAAGTTCAAAATCAAACTTACGCTTGTAAGTTTTAATTGAGATGTCACCATTTTCTAGGGTGTCATACACTACTGCAACGATTGTGTTGCCGTTTGCGTCTTTAGGTACTTCGATATACCAACCTTCTTGAGCAAAGCCTAAAGAGCCTTTAAGTAAATAGTCGCCTACATCGACTTTCTTAAATTCAATAGGCTGCTTTTCTGCATCACTATTTAGCTCAATATGATCCTTAAATAACTTCACAACTGGTGATGCTGCTTTTATGAAACCGTTGGAATCCACAGAAGTATTCGCAGATGTTCTTAGCTGCTCAATTACAACAGGTATCTCACTGACAATAACAACGTCATCTGTATGAACAGTAACTAAATAATTATCAGATGTAATATTGGAAATACCGGAAAAATATCTAAATGCCGATGTTGAAGAACTTGCTGTTCTTCGAATGGCAACATAGTCTACATTTTGATATTTAACTACAGCCATACCTGAAATATGAGTTGTTACACCAATACTAATAAACCGAGCTGTAACACGATCATATGCTTGCTGAATTGATACTAAAGTTCTCGAATGTTGATTTGCTGAGCCTGAATCACCCCTCGAAAACACTAGCTCACCAAACATGTTTCGATTGGGTGAGCTGCTGACAGAATAAGGAAATAACAATACATAGCTAACGACAGAATCTAGGTTTACTCCCGTAATCATTTTTCTTTCAAAAGTTTGGCCTACTCCACCAATTCCAAAGCTGCCAACTTCTATCAAATTACCAGCTGTAGTACCAACATTTCTAGTTGCGGCACTACCAAGCCCTAAGTTAGTTCGAGCATCGGATGGAGTTGTTGCACCGGTACCACCTTGAGAAATTGCAATAGCCTTGGTTAATCCTTTTAGCTCTGTAATGTCACTATTCACCCCTTTTTCTGCTGCTCCGAGATTATTTCGAGCATCTAGTGCAGTTGTCGCCCCAGTACCACCTTGAGAGACTACAGCAGTACCTTGGACCTGCGAAAAGTTTGGTGCCAGATTAGGAATGCCTGAAGCGAATGGCAGCATGAATTGCCGTTTTCCCTGAGCCGAGTTATACGGGAATGGCCGATGATCCCAACTAAATTTAAAAACAAGATTTGCCATTATGCTGTTACCCCATCAATCACTTGGAAAATCAAAGTATCTGTATGCTGGGTAACTCCATTCACGACAGCCTTAATATCCATCTGGCACAGACCTAAAGGCCAAGCTGCAGTGCTTGCACTAGATTTAATATTCAGCCATCCCTTCTGTGTACTTTGATTTAATGCAGCACAAGTCAAGGTAGCTACAGCTGCTCCATCAGCCA